CTTAAGGGGTATCCCCCTTGCGATAACATGCCGCATTACGCACGTCAGGTTATCCGTGAACGAAAGGCGCGGCATGCTCATAACCGCTGACAACTTACGGCCAGCGTTAATCGGCTTGGCGGATTTTGTGCCGACAAGGTTCAGGCTGACGGGAAGGGATGCGCAGTCGGTTGCTTCCGATTTCCATCTTTGGACGTTAGATAGCCCGGCGCGTTCCATAATCTCTGTCAGCGTATCTTCGTCAAAGACGCTTTTGTGATAGTTAGTTTCGTCGCTCTGGGCGCCCATCAGATAAAAAGCAAGGTTGTCGTTTGCTTTATCCTGATACATTTTGCAGATTTTTGAAAAATCCGGCACGGCAATTTTCAGAGTCCCGCCGTCTTTCAGCTTTGATGCCCAATTCGCAACAACATCAAAAACCTGCCGATGTCCAAAGTGCTCCAGCAAGTGCGATGCCCGTATTTCATCCGCAGACCCGTCGGGTATGTCCAATGGATACGCCGAATGGCCGTTTTTAATGTCAAAGTTCTCGTACCCGTCAATGGGTACGCTGCCTGAACCTAAGTTATACTTCATCCTTTATCCTTTCACAATGTATCCCTTTCACGGCGGGGGGGCCGAAGCCCCGCCCGCCCTGTGAAAGGATGCTAATTAGCCGGTAACAACATTACCGATCTTTGTTTCTGCCGTCGAATTAAGGTTGGTAATAACCTTCTTAGCGGCCGTGTCCTTGCTTTCTTTGGCGCGACTAAACAGCGCGATACCAGTAGTCCAGTTTGTCTGTCCTTGGTCGGTAGCGACATAAAGACTCAAATATCGCTTGCGCTTCTTAAGGTCGATCTGAAGCTCTGCCACGCGGTGATGAGAAGCCGTTCCGGTCTTATCGATCACAAATCCGACCGACGTGCTGGTGGCCGTGCCGCCGGTGAAGGCAGCAATAGCGGCCTGATTCGAGTAGCTTGTGTCGGTGTCGTGCTCGGCCAAAATAATCGAGCTAACAAACCCGCTGGACGCGGCAGAATTGTTCCGCCCCATCAGGTAAATGTTCGCCCGGTCATAGCCCTTGGTGTCGAATGTACCAACAACCGAAGTACCGGCCGCTGAGTGAGTTGTAATGGGGATTAAAGCGACCCCGCTTGCATCAATAGGTATCATAGTAAATCTCCTGTTAAGAGTTAAAGTTTAGTTACGCTGTGTGAGCAATAACACCGACAATCGGCCCCGCGGCAGTTGTACTTCCGACATCGTGAACGTTGATATCGAACCGCTCGATGCCACGGATAGCAATCTGGTCGGTCTCGAACATCGAGGTTCCGCCAATTACCGCGTTATCGCTAAGAGCCAAGCTCGTCCGACGGCGGTCTCCGAATGTTGACGCCTGCCGCAAATCACCAAGCAAAATACAAACCTGGTTGACCGCACTTGCCTTCGGCATCACCTGCGAAATAACAACAGGATAACCGAGGAACTCGCGACCAGACGCGCCCTGCTGGAGAATACCAATTGTGTTGCCGCCAGCATCGGCCATCAGGTCAAGCAGATACGACCAGACAAACTTACTCATATACCATTTGGCATTTGCTTCTGCGTACTGCGGAAGCAGTCCGATGGCGTTATGAAGCACGCCAAGAGTGATATTGGCATAACTGTGCCCAGTTCCATAGCGAACCAAACCGGAACCAGCCGGAACCGAACCAGCCGCTGTTCCGTCCAATGCAACATCGATGAGTTTCTGCCGAACGCCCGTGATACCGCCATAGGTGCTTGTGCCGTCGCCGTTGAAGCCGCACTCGTCTTCCTTGTCTGCAAAAGCGTAGGCAATGTCCGTCGCCAGCATATCGGCAACAGAAATAACCGCATCATCGCCCAACTCGTTAGACATCGGAACGATAACGCCGAGCTTCTTAGCGACCAAAGTTACCAGATCAATCGACATATCCGATTCAGTGATAGCCTGAGCTTCGCCCACAAAGTATGCAGTTGTGCCGGAAGTCCGACGCGGCATCGACTTGGTATCCTGCCCCATAGGCATAACACGAGATTCACGGCGGAAAACGCCGCGTTCTTCAACCAGCCTGATCAAATCGGCCTCAAACTCGCCCGGTACCAGGAATCCGCCCTTGATGTTGTTGTCTTCGAGCATCGCGCCCTTGATTTCAACGCCATTGGAAAAACACCACTGCTTGGCCTTTTCGCTGCCAAGGACTGCACCGCGGATAAACTGAGCAAACCGATACGCCTTAACATCGGCGCGCTGGCGGTCGTCATCTTTGAAGCATTTCAGGCTGCCCCATCGACGAACTGTAGCAGGTAAGCGAGTAATCAGATCGCTGTCCGCAACCGGCTCCGGCTTAGACTGACGCGGAACGACAGGATTCGGACGCGCAGAAATCGCATCGGATTCCGCCTTCGCCGACAGTGCCTTTTCGGTCATCTTGATCTGCTTGACAAGGTTGTCGCTCTCTGCATTCAATTCAACAAACTCTTTTTCGGCGTCTTCCGTAAGGTGTTCGCCGCTCTCAGCAGCAAGCTGGGTCATACGATCGGCGACCTCTTTCTTGCGCGCCTTCAATTCATCTAAAGTCTTCATTTATTTACCTTTCTAATATAGGTGTCTGATTGTTAATCTCTATTTTCAACGGCCTCTTGACGACGCCGGTAATCTCATCACATATTCCAAAGAGCCGATTTTGTCGGCCATTCCAACCTTTATCGCCTGACTTGCACCAAAGACCCTGCCCTTGCCAAAGCTTGCCTGAACATACGACTTATCCTTGCCGCGGAAGCGGGCAACGTCAGACGTGAATTTTTCATAGTATTCATTGACGCGGGACTGGATAAACGCACGCGCATCATCAGTCAACGGCGCGTCAGGGTTACCATCTGCTTTGTGCTCGCCGGCGGTGATATACGATACATTTATACCAGCGTTCTCGTTTGCCTTCGACTGATCAACGTGCACCGCTATCACACCGACCGAGCCAACCTCGCCGCCAGCGGTAACAAATATCTCATCCGCAGCCGATGCGACCCAGTACGCCGCTGACGCCATCAGTGAATTCGCCACGGCGAGAATCGGCTTAGTGCCTCTTGCCTTGTAAATTTTGTTTGACAATTCGGCGATTCCATAAACGCTTCCGCCGGGACTATCAACGTCAAGCACAATCCGGGAGACCGTTTCGTCCGCCATCGCGTCATCAAACCATCGGCCAAATAAATCAGTACTTGTGCCGCCACTGTACTCGGCCAACAAGTTCATCCGCTGGCTAATAACGCCGTAGAGCGGCAGAATCGCGGTCTTGGAAAACTGACTTCGGCCTCTGCCGGAGGCGGCCTCAAACTCGACCCCTTCAATCCCCGCAATGCGGCGATCGATCAAAGCCATTATTTCATTTATCTTCGACGGTAGAATCGCCCAAGCGGTGTTCGTTATCCCGCTGACTATCTGGCTGCAATTCTTCATTATTTGACTCCTGCTGTACTTGTTGCGGGCTAAACAACTCGTCTTGCCCATCGATTTGGTTTAAGTTTTCAATCGACCGGATTTCGTTAACCGTCATAAATCCGGGGTTATTGTTATTGCCAAGGGCAATCTGATAAGCGCTGTAGCGAGAGGCTATATCGCCACGCAAAAGACCCTCAACCGTATGTTCGACATAAATGCCCCTATTCTTTTCATCGTCGCGAAGCAATCGCCACCAGATCGATTGTTCCCACCGCTTAATCCAAGCGGTCAAGCAATCCTTAACGTACTCTAAATCCTGATGCTCAATGTTCGAGAACGTTGCCCGCTGTAAATCTGCTACCTTATGCGGCGGCATGCGGAACCATCGGCATATTTCAGGAACGCTGAATTGCCGTGTTTCAAGAAACTGGCTCTCTTCCGGCGGAATAACCGTCTTATTCCATTTCATCCCCTCTTCGAGAATAAATAGGCCGTGTGCTTTTTCGGCGCCCTGATGCTTCTTTTCAATACTGCGCTTTAATCGTTCTTGTGCAGATTCGCTTAATTGAGCGGGATGTTCAAGAACGCCGCCCATAATGGTATTATTCCCGAAATACGTAGCGCCAAAGGTCTCGGCTGCCTTCGCCAGCCCGATGTTTTCTCGCGCGTACCGAATAACGTTATGCCCAACAATACCATCATCGCCAAGCCCCCGGATATGCAATACGTTTTCAGGCCGCAAGTAGTCAATCGCCCCATCGTCTCGCCGCACCTCATAGACAACCACGTCATCATCCGTTCGCGTCGGCTTGCATCTTGACGGGTGTAGTGGCCACAATGCAACCGGATTACCCAAAACATCGCGCTGAATCTCGGCATAACCATTGCCCCAGCCAAGGCAGTGCGCGGTAAGCGTTTGACGAAAATCCATCGCCGTCATCTCGTCGTTTGGCTGATAATTAAGCAGAGTATATACCGGGTGCTTTTGTATTTTTTCTTTGCCCGAACTGGTTCGGCGGTACACTTTTATAGGTATTTTGGCGATATCTTCAGATATGTTCCGTATGCAAGCAAACACCGTCGACACCTGCATCGCGTTCTCGTTAGAAATAGAAACGCCGGAATATGTCCCCGCCGGAATAAACAATTCCTGCCACGAGCCAAATTTACCTAACGCCTGTTTTTTCTGGTTAAAAGGCCACATTATATCGCTATCAACCCCCTTTCTTCATAAACGCTTGGGATAGACGGCTTCAATTCGACCATCGCCCGGATTGCCATAATCAACGCAACAACACCATCAATACGCTCTGTTGACTTGCTCTTGCTGGGCTTGATATTTTCCTGCGCATCCTGTTCGATCATCACGTTTGACACGCACCAATTCATAACGGGATTATCAAAATGCGCCAAATTGCGGTTTAATATCAACTCTTCCAGTGCCTTTGTGGGTTCAGAGAACGACCTAAACCCCATTCTTGTAGGTATCACAGAGAAGCCGTCAGAGGACAGTTGATTCATAATTTGGGATGCTTGCCAGTCATCGATGACGATATGCTCAATCAGGTATTTCTTTTTAAGTTTATTAATAAAGTCCCTGATATAGTCAAAATCAACCGTATCACCCTCGGTTAATACGAGGCTTCCTTCTTTTGCCCACTGCAAATATGGAACCCTGTCCGATTTTTGACGGCGGGATGCGTTTTCTTTTGGCGCAAAAAAGAACGGCAAAACATACTTGCGATCGCCATCGTAAAAGAACAAAACAAGCGCCGTTAAATCCTTCCGGGTTGACAAATCCAATCCCGCATAGCACTTCTTTCCGGTCAAATTAACATCTGTAATAGCGCAATCGTTCCATCTTTCAACAGATAGCCATCTGGTATCCTGTTCCGTCCACTGATTCAAGTGCAGACGACGGAACGTATTTTCTTTTGCCGGTACATCCTGCGCCTCTTTGCACGCCTGCCGGAGATAATCAAGGGAGACACTAACTCCCAGATTCGGATTTGCCTTAGCCCAAACAGTTTCATCCTTCCAATTGTCCTCTTTGGCCGTCTCATAAACCACCGGAAGGAAATACGGATCATCAATCAACCCATCGCGCACCTTGCACGCATAATCATAGTGTTCAAAGCAGATACTATTAACATCATAGACCCCAGCCGTTGTAATATCTATCTCAAGCGGCTGCGTACGACTTGCGGTCGAAGTGGACAACGTGTCAACCAAATCACGATTCGGCTGGACGTGCAGTTCATCAACAACAACCAGATGAGCATTAAGTCCGTGCTTGGTGTCAGCATCGGCAGATAATGCCTTGTACACATTCGACCCGCCGCCGAACTCAATGCTCTTAAATGTCCGGTAGATCCGGCTTTTGTTCTGAAGAGCAGGGTTACGGTTAATCATCCCCGCCGCGTGTCTGAACACTAACGCCGCCTGCTCACGCTCACCCGCCGCCGAGTATATCTGAGCCCCCGGCTCGCCATCGCAAAAGGCCACATAGTTTATAATCCCAGCACAAAGGGGCGTTTTGCCATTTTTTCGGCCAACAAAGACAAAGGCCTTGCGATAACGCCGCGTACCGTCGGGACGCTTCCAGCCAAACAAATTCCCGACAATGGCCTTTTGCCACGGCTCCAATACAAACGGCTCGCCAGCGCCTTTGCCCTCAATCAAGACCAAATACCGCTTAAAAAACTCAATCGGCTTAGCGGCGGCATCGTAATCAAGCCAGCAATTGCCTGCCGTGCTGAACGGGTCATAGTCCGGTATCAGCCGCAGCGTCTTATCAAGTTGTGCCTGCTCTGTCTTGTTCATGCTAATTTGATAAACGTATCTTTCGGGTCTGGTTTCTGAACATCAAGCCCCGCCCGTGACGCAGGTGTTAGCCCAAACGCCGCCTCTAACTTCAAACATTGATTCGCGTACCGCTCAAAGTCCTGAACATTCCGGGTATTGCCCTTGCCCAACTCCTGTAGCCAAAGTACAGAATATATACAGTAGCGCGAGAATGGGAATCCTTCCATTTTTGACATCACGCCCAAATTCACCAATTCCGGCACAAGGCGACCCCAAATCTCCTTACTTTCGCCCGACAACCAATCCGGGCATTCCGGCGTTCCGGGCGCAATAAGCGGCTCGCCTGCGCGTTCCTTTGCACGCCAACTGCCACGATGTGCAAGCTTAGCCGTCGGTGTTTTTTGGGGTCCCCGCTTACCCATTGCATGCCTCGCATAAATGGAGCGTATCGGTCGGAGTTGCACCGCCCTCTACCGGCTGGATGCCGGTCGTGTCGCTGGTTTCACTTGATACGCGCTTTTGACCTCGATACATACCCGCCCCCATTTCGTCTATTTTGCTAAATGGTAAAATCGGGACTGTCAGTCTTTTCTTGGCTTCTGGGTTTAGAAAATAGATATATCGGAGTTGGAAGCCTGGAATCGTTACCCCGCCAGTTTGTCTTGCGTACTCGGAAAGATTATATTTCCCGCTGGTTATGTCATAATAAGACTTCCCACCTAATTCATCACGTTTGCTTGTAGGGTTGCTTTCAAGTGTCATTTTATGAATAACAACCCCATCAGATCGTTTAACAAGATTTTTCGAAGAAACTATTCCCGTTAATACAAACCCCGCCGCCCTGTAAATCGTCCCGTCGCCACATTGACAACCATCAGCAAACGATACAATCCATTCGATATGCGGGTAGTGTTTCTTGAGCATCCGAAACGCCACGCCTAATGCCCTGCTTTCGCTGTTCTTTGGCAGGCGGTCGCTGAACGCCATCCGGTTTAATTCAATAAACCCATTCCAACCCGTGCCGGATACAAGCCCCTGTATTTTTCGCTTGTCCAGCGACGGCCCAAATTGCATAGCACCCTCAAGGCGGTCATTCAAGAAAACGCCTAAATGAAGCTGGCTATTATTGACCACCTTGCCGGAATAATGCACCCTGCGAACCAAAGCATTTGCATCTTTGGCCGATATAGGTTTAATTAGAATGTCCTTAGCCGTTGCCATTTTGGGTTACAAATATCTCGCAGATACGGGCAAGAGCATTGCCGTTGCTGTTTTTGTTTGGGCTATCCACAAACGCCCCCATTGCCTTAGATACATCCATTGCCGCCTTGACCTGCTCGGCCTGCGTATCGTGCAAGGTGAATGTCATCTGTTGAAACTCCGGCTTATCGCCATCGGGCAGGTCGGGCAATCCCACGCCGTCAATATCGCCAGTCAACTCGGCAATCTTGTCAGGGTCAAAGCCCGTCAACTCCAGCTCTTTGCCCAACGCCTTAAAGTCCACCATCAAGTCAGAAAGCAGGTCGTTATCCCACTCGGCAATCTCCGTCAATCGGTTATCCGCAACCATATAAACCTCAGCGTCCGACGGGTCTAAGTCCAGATAAATGACGGGGACTTCTTTAATGCCCTT